AAACCTTGTCAGCGAGTCGCCAAGCAAAACGCAAGTGTTTTTCCCTCCACCCCCTGACACCGGGAATTGATTGCGCGCCCCGTCAGTGTCGGCAGTCGCTTTTCCATCAGCAATCCACCTTGCCGCTACCTCGCGCGGCACATCAGGGTTCTGCCCAACCTTCCACTCGCGTCCAGCCTCGATGAAGTGTTCAGTGATGTTGACCAGCATGATTTGACCGCTTCAGGTGTATCCAGTGAATGCGTCCAGCACGGACGCCGCTGCGTTGTCGTTGGGTGATGGTCCGGTCTGCACCGTGCCGAGTTTCTGTGCGGCCGATGCTGCCTGCTCAGCCTGAGCGACGGCCTGTGCCTGGGCCTGAGCCTGGGCGCGCTGGTCGCGGATCAGCGCCAGCCGCTTCCCGCTGATGACCAGATCAGGATCAACGCCCATGCGGTCGGCGTAGCGCTCTGACAGCACGTCGGCATCCAGCGTGTCCAGAACGTCCGGCTTCAACTGCGCGACCTGGCCGAGCGTCATCACGTACCGGTCGATGCTGTTGATGCCGATGGCACGCTGTGCCTGGGCCAACATGGAGACGAACTCGACATTCAGCGGCATCCCCTGCAGTTCCTGCGGAGCGGGCGGCAGAATGTCGGCCGACACCATGCGATCAAAGGTGCGCTCGATCAGCGGCGACAGCAGCTCGAAGTGCAACCGCTCTACCACCGGGCCGAGCATCAGCATCTTCTCCTCGTGCCGCTCTGCCACCTCGGTTGCTGTCATGCGGGTCATGTCGGCAGACCCAAGCATCAGGAACATGTCGGCCGAGAACGCGCTGTTGATGCGCTGGCGAACGTCCTGCATATCCTGCAGCAGGTAATCCAGGCGCAAGTTCACGTCCCACGCGCTGCGGATCCCTGCGGCAGCGGCCGGGTTGTCCACGTAGTTGTGCCCCCCCGGAAGGAAGTTGCCTTCCTGGTTGCGCATGCTCGACGGAAGCTGCAGCGGAGGGCGCACCTGGTAGTCTATGGCCTGCCCCTTGCGAAGCTGCTGATGCTGCAGCTGCTTGATGTCTCCAAGCGCCTCCATCCCGGGGCTGTTGCCGTAGATGTCTCCACCCGAGGTGTCCCAGCGCGGGCAAAGCGCAGGGAACGCCCGGAACCCGCCCTCGCGCAGAACGCGCTTTCGGTCATCGCACGATGCCTCGAAGTACACCGATCGCCACGGCATGTTGAGCGCATCGCGCTTGCTGCTGTCGCGCTGCCGCCGCGGCTCGATGGCGTGGATCACCGTCACCCAGGAGTCGAGGTTGCCGCTGGTGTACTGGTTGCGCACGTGGTCCGACACGGCGCCGAGGCCGAACTCCGACACCAGCCCGTGAATCGTCACATCGAACTCACGATACAGCGTGTCCACGTCGCCGCGGAAGTTGGCGCCGAGGCAGTACTCGCCCACGGTCATCGGCTGGTGGTGCATCACCGTCTCGAAGTCGTCGAGCAGCACGTCGGCCCAGGTACCGAATGCTCCCAACTCCATGTAGCAGGAATGCAGCGCTCGGTATGTGTTGGACTTCGCGAACACCTCCAGCTGCAGACGGGTCACGTCGGCCAACCACTGCTTGACGGCCGGGGCCTTCTCCATGGCCTTGTCGGGCACAGACAGTCGCATCCACGGCCGGGCCGGGCTCGTCATGCCGCCCATCATCCCGGCCGCCAGGATGCGCAGCGCGCGCGTACCAGAGCTGTCGAGGATCGCGTTGTGCCGCTTCTGCCCTCGGTTGCGGTCGCTGGCGAAGTACCGCCCAGCACGAGGAAGCAGGTTGTCGCTGATCTCGCGCCAGTGAGGCCACCATCCTGCGCGCTCGGACTTCAGCGCCGACCAGCGGCGCAGTAGCTGCTCACGCGTTGGCGCATCACTGCCGACGCGAGACGCCTCGCGCTGTTGGACGGCTCGGTCAGGCTGCATCAGCCCCCCAGCAGCGACGACGAACCGAGCGACGAGCGCGACACAGGAGCTCCGCCAGCGCCGCCAGTCAGCGTGGTTGACGCGACTCCCGCACCAGCCGCCTGCATGTTGTCTGCTGCCATCGCCGCTGCATTCGGACGGTTCGGATTCGACGCGTTGAATGCGCGGTCCGCGTCACGCTTCTGGATCCTGAGCGCCTGATTCGCGCGCTTGCGGGCCTCCTCACCCTGGCGCACAGATACTGCAACGCCAGCAACCGCCGCCGCAGCCAGCACACCAGCCGCCGTGATTCCCGACATGCCTCTACCTCCTGGACGCCAAGGCGTCAAACTCGTCTGTGAACTCGCGCTCGGCCTCATCGACCGAGCGGGCCTGAGACGCAAAGAGCATCGTCAGTGCCGTGTCGGCATGAGCCAGGAACGCGCTCTTGCGGCCTGCTGAGGCCTCGATGACGTGGTATCCGGTCAGCCGGATCTCTCCGTCACCGGTGTAGACCGTGGCGTCTCCGCTCAGTACCAGCACCGTCGCCAGCTTGATCTCTGCCCCTGTCACCACCACTCCAGCGGGGATGCGCGCCGTGCGGGCGTACAACCCGGCGTGCAGAGAGTGCTCAATTGGCATATGCACCTGAGGGGATGCCAACAGCGCTGACTCCAGCGCCCTGACAGCTTGGATGGCTGCGGCCGGCTGATGGACAAGCGCAGTCATTCCACCGCCGCGAAGTAGATCCGGCTGACGGGCTCAAGCCCCATCACCGCGAACAACTCATCAGCACGCCCGCCAGCAGGAGCGGAGGCGAAGATGCCAGCGCACCACATGTCCGCCGCCGCGCGCTTTGCCTCCCGCAGCAGCGCCAGTCCGGCGCCAGATGACCGGTGCGCCGCAGCGACAAAGAAGCTCTCCGTTGTGGCGATCTTGCGCCCGTAGTGCGGCAGCACAGCCGACATGAGCACCAGCAGACCGACCACTTGGCCGTCAACCTCAGCCACCCACGCCCTGGCAAGCCCAGCGTCTTCCAACGCAGCGTAGGTGTCCCACTGAGGGCACACGCCGCCAAGACCCTTGATCGAGGACTCGGCCTCGTACTCGGCCAGCAGGGTTTCAGCGCCGGCAGCGTCGCGGATTTCGAGGATGGCACAGGGCCTGACGGTGGCGGTCGGCATGCCGGCATGGTCAGCCAGGCACGCCGACACACGCGCACCTAGCCGTATGGGTTGTGCTCTGCCAGAGGATCAGCGCGGCGCCGAACCGACCGTAACGGGTCGCGCGGAGCCACCGGGAACGCGAACGTGAGCGCCAGCGCATCAGCCCTGTCGGGGCTGCGGCCGATCTTGTCCTTGATGAGCTGCTTCTCCGCCAGCCGGAATCGGTCGCCCTGGAAGACGTATGTCGCCGCGCACAGCTCCTCCTTCAGCTCACGATCCAACGGCAGCGCGCCGCCGGCCTTGACCCACTCGGCCAGCTCGAAATACATCTCGCTGCGCTTGTTGAAGTACCTTGGATCACTGGCAGATCCTCCGAACTGCACGCCGACCACCTGGTGCCCAGCCGCCCGCATGGTGTCGATCACCCCAGCGCCGTAGCCGCCCGTCTCGTCCACGAAGAACGCGTCAGCATCGTGCCGCGCCTTCTCCTGGACGAACTGCTGCGCGACCAGCGTGGTGTCAGGGATGCGCATCGTCCTGATCGGGTACGCCTGGCGCCCTCGCCGCTTGCACACGGCGCTGCTGTCGTCGCCCTGCCTGGCCACGTCGCCGCCCAGGATCACAGCGGCGTTGCCGAGCTGGTCGTCGCGGTAGAAGCGCTTCATGGCCGCATCGACCTCATCGGCCCCGAACAGGCTGTTGAACCCGCCTGGCGGGAACAGCCCCAGGATCGTCGCCATAACCCACGGGTTGTCCCTGCCGTAGGTGTCGATCATCTCCTGAGCATGCTCCTTGCTCACCCGCGGGGTGCGCTTCGGATCGTTGGGGTCGGCCGTTATCGTGATGACCGTCCACTGATGGGCCGCTGTCATGCACGACTCGTAGAGCAGCCCGCCGGTGCTGGTCGGGTTGCCGGCCTGGATGATGGCAGCGTCAGCCGGCGAGCCGGTGAAGATCTGTGCTGCCGCCCGGCCCACAGCGGTCGGCATGTCGCCGGTCTCGTCGAGCAGGACGAACGGGTACTGGCTGTGCAGGCCGGACAGCGCGCGGCCGATACTCTCGGCGTCAGCGTCTTTGGCGAATGAGCGCGCAGAGAGGAACCAGGTTTCAGGGTGCTCTTTGGCGTAGATGCGCTCCTTCGTCCATTGAAACGCCTCGGTCAGGAACTTGGATCGAGACTGCCACTTCGCCAGCTCGGCCCAGAGGTTATCCTTGAGGTTGTCGGCGGTGATCGACAGCGCCGCCCCCTTCGGGTGCTCCCCCTTGCCGGCGAAGCACGCCAGCCGGTGCCAGCCCATCCACGCCAGCGTGGCCGACTTGCCGGGGCCAGTGCAGGCGCGCATGACCAGCCGCCGCGCCGGACTCGGATCACCCCCGAGCGCTCGCATGGCGTCAACCTGCCACGCATCCGGCTCAACGCCGAAGTTGTCCCTGGCGAACAGCACCGGGTCACGGCGCCACGCGCGGACGCGCTCGCGCGCGCGATTGATCTGGTCAGTCTTCGCCATCGCTTCCAGCGATCAGGCCTTCCAGCCCAATGGACCCGCTGTGCTCAACCTGCTGCTTGTCGCCGTACTTCTTCGGCATGAGTCTGGCCAGCAGCCACTTGCGCGACTCGATCTGCAGCCGGCGATGCTCGATCATGTCGGCGCGCTTTTCCTCGACGCCCCCGTCCGCCTTGGTGGTGATCGTCACGCCTTCGACCGGGGTGTCGGCAATCTGGTGGATCTCCTCGGCCATGCGCTCCAGCAGTTGCGCGCGCGCGCGGGTGTATCGCTCCACATGGTCAGGGTCGTCCTCACACCAGCTGCAAAACGCCTGCCATCCAAGCCCAACCTGCTTGCACGCGCTTGTCGTGCTCATCCCTTCATCCACCATCAGCCGAAGCACCTCATCAGCCTTCGCTGAGCGTGCCGTGCGCGCATCAACTAACGCCTGTGCGCGCGGCTTTGCAACGCCCCCAGATAACCGCTTCCCTCTGGATGCCGGAGCCTTTTCTGTGCGCGTCATACCGTCGCCTCCTCGATCACTTTTTCCAACCATGCCCCGCCTCCCAGCCGGTGCAGCTTCGCCCGAGCATGCAATCCGATGCTCAGGTTCACGCGGACCTTCGGCCTCTTCGCCTTCTTCGACTGAGGCTTGTCCACGCTGGGGCCGATCTGCCCGCGCCGCCGGCCGATCAGGATGTCGCGCACACTGCTCTTGCTGATCCCATATTTGGTGGCCAACTCGCTGTAGCTCATTCGCGGCGCATCGTCAGACCCGCGGTCGGCGATGAGTTGATCGACCTCACGATCACTCAGCCTGGCCATGTGGTGGCCCTCCCCGATGCGCCTTCCTGCTTCGTTCACTCGCGCCAGTCTCATGATGCCACCTCCTGCACCCGCACCACCGGCCGATCCAGCGCCTCCCGGTACGCCGCCAGCCACAACCGCCGCGGCAGCGCGGCGCGCATCTCGTCCATCAGGTCTGCCAGCAGCAGGATGGACTGGCGCTCCTCGCCTGAGCACCCGACGCGCCCCGTTGCCGTGTGCCGGGCCTTGATCGCCGCCATCGCCTGAGCCACCTCAACCAGCGCGCTGCGCAGGCTGTCCAACGACTCCGGCTCGACCTGGTGCTCGGTTGGCCTGGCCATGGCAATG